AAATGAACCTGTTCGAAATTTCCCGCGAGTACCGCGACGCGGCCGACACCCTGGCCGAAATGGATCTGGACGAAACGACGGTGCGCGACACGCTGGAGTCTATCAGCGGCGACCTGTCGACGAAGGCGCAGAACATCGGCTTCGTCATCAAGAACATGGAATCAACCGCCGAGCAGATCAAGGCGCACGCCAAGGCAATGCTCGACCGCGCGAAGGCGCTGGAGAACCGCGCGTCGAATGTGAAGCAGTACCTGTTCGACGGAATGAAGCTGGCGAACGTGCCGAAGATAGAAACGCCGTTCTTCAAGCTGGCGATCCGCGACAACCCGGCCTCCGTGCAGATCGACGACGAGTCGCTGGTCCCGTCGATCTACAAGACCGAGCCTGTTCAGCCGCTGCCCGCCCCCGACAAGAAGCTGATCGCCGCCGCGCTGAAAGACGGCTTCGAAGTGCCGGGCTGCCGCCTTGTACGCGGCCAGCGCCTCGAGATCAAGTAACGGAGAACCGCCATGCACACCATGATCCTCGTGAAGTTCGACGCCTACAGCGAATACGGGTGTGCTGGCGGCCCCTGGTACATCCTGCGCACCGTTTCATTTGCATCCATTCCATGGTGCTGACGGAGGAGCTATGCAGCGAATCACGAAGGCGATGGTCGAGCGCGGCGGCTGGCGGTACTGCTGCGAATGCCGAAAGACCGGACCGCGCGTCAAGGCGCACTGGCAGCACCAAGGCCGCGAGTACTGCGACGCGCACAAGCCGAAGCCCGAGCAGACCACTGAGCGGCTATCCGAAGCGGATTGGATGACATGGATGCGACTTTAGCGCGATCGCAGCAAGAGTGCTTAAGCCGCTTCCTCGCCGCGGTGCGCGACGGGCGAAGCGGGAATTACGGGGCCGCCCAGCAGATCGTCGAGAACGTGCGCAAGCGATCTGGCGACAAGGCTGCTGAGACCGCGAAAAAAGAACTATGGGCGTATATGCGCTCCGGGAAAAATGCATGACAACACCATATCACTTACACCTTGGCGACTGCATGGACGTGCTGCGCATGCTCGCAGACAGTTCGGTCGATTCGATCGTTACTGACCCGCCCTACCACCTGACTCAGGCATCGCGCGGCGGCCACGCTCGCACCAACAACCCGGAGATGCCGCACGGCCGCCATCGCATCGGCGACAAGGGGTTCATGGGAAAGGTCTGGGACGGCGGCGACATCGCGCACCGCGTCGAGATGTGGGCCGAGTGCCTGAGAGTACTCAAGCCGGGCGGCCATCTGCTCGCGTTCGCCGGGTCACGGACTTATCACCGCATGGCTGTGGCCATCGAAGATGCGGGCTTCGAAATTCGTGATCAGATAATGTGGATTTACGGTTCCGGCTTTCCCAAGTCTAAAAACCTCGATGGCCAGTGGCAAGGTTGGGGTTCGGCGCTCAAGCCGTCGCATGAGCCAATCTGCATGGCACGCAAGCCGCTCATTGGAACCATCTCTGCGAATGTCGACACCCACGGTACCGGCGCAATCAATATCGATGCCTGCCGCGTACATGCTGACGACGCGATCGGCGGTGAATATACCGTGAAGCGGTTTGCGCCTGGTGCATCCGTCGTGAAGGATGGAAACTGGAAGCAGGATGTCGAGTTTCGCGGCGAGATGAAGGCCGGTCGGTGGCCCGCCAACGTCATCCACGATGGATCACCCGAAGTACTCGATCGATTCCCGGATGCTCCCGGACAGATGGCGGATGCCAGCCTCACCGCTCCGAGCGCGAAGACCAGCAATGTCTACGGCGCAATGCAACGTGTTGGTGAAGCCTCGCAGGGCGCGCGTTACACCGATGCGGGCGGGACCAACTTCGCCATGAAGCCCGGTGCGCGTCGTCTCGACACTGGCTCTGCGGCCCGTTTCTTTTACTGTGCCAAAGCGTCTCGAGCCGATCGCAACGAAGGCGTGGGCGGAAGTGACACGCCTGCAGTCGAAACCGAAGCGACGATGCGCGACCGCGAAACGGCTGACTGGCAGGAGCGTAACGGCAACCATCATCCGACAGTCAAGCCGACTGACCTGATGGCCTACCTGTGCCGCCTGGTGACACCTCCCGGCGGTACCGTGCTCGACCCCTTCATGGGCAGCGGCAGCACGGGCAAAGCGGCAATGCGCGAAGGGTTCCATTTTGTCGGCATCGACATGACGCCCGAATACGTTGACATCGCTCGCGATCGCATCGCACACGAGTACTCCATAGTTCAGCAAGCGGAAATTGATGCCGCGCGCCAACCCGCTCTATTTGAGGACGCGGCATGAAATACGCAGCGAAAGCGGACCGGAATCAACCTGAAATCGTCGCGGCCTTACGCAAGTTCGGCGCGGCCGTCATCCCAACGCACACGGTAGGACAAGGGTTCCCCGATTTAGTCGTCGCGTTCAACGGACGTACGTTCCTCCTCGAGATCAAGGACGGCGAGAAGATCCCGAGCAAACGCCGGCTGACGCCCGATCAAGAGAAGTTCCACGCAGCATGGACCGGTGAGATACACGTCGTCGAGTCCATCGAGCAAGCGCTGGCCGTTACGCGGGGGAATGCGTAATGGACAAGCTCACGATTTTTCTCAACAGCCAGAACCGCCGATTAGCCGCGGATGCCGTCAACCGGCGGCCCGATGGCGACGTGCTGATCCTGCAAGAGCGGACGCGCAGCAACCATCAAAACGCCTTGCTCCACCATCTTTTCGGCGTCGCAGCCAAGCACGCCACGTTTCATGGTCGCAAGCTGACGCCCACCCAATGGAAGGTTCTGTTCATCAGCGGCCATGCGATCGCATCCGGCATTGGTGCCGACATGATCCCCGGCCTAGAAGGCGAGTTTGTCAACATTCGTGAAAGCAGCGCGCAGATGGGAGTGCGTCGAATGAATGGCCTGCTCGAATACGTTCAGGCATGGATGGCGACGAACGATATTCCGCTGAGTGCACCGCCCGGTTACGCGGAGATCGCAGCATGAACTTCGGATCTGTTTGCAGTGGAATCGAAGCCGCGAGTTGCGCGTGGCACCCGTTAGGCTGGCGCGCTCAGTTTCTCAGCGAAATCGAGCCGTTCCCGTCAGCAGTCCTGGCGCACCACTACCCGACTGTGCCGAATCTCGGCGACATGACCAAATTCAAGGAATGGCCCGATGCAACTCTCGATCTTCTCGTCGGAGGAACCCCTTGCCAAAGCTTCAGCGTCGCAGGACTTAGAAAGGGACTGGCTGACCCGCGTGGCAACCTCATGCTCACCTATCTTGCCATTGCTGAGCGCTACGCTCCCCGCTGGCTGGTATGGGAAAACGTCCCCGGCGTCCTGTCATCTAACGGAGGACGGGATTTTGGCACCCTCCTCGGAGGGCTGGCAGAACTCGGGTATGGGTTCGCCTACCGCGTTCTTGACGCTCAGTACGTCCGAGTGGAATCACACGCTCGCGCCGTCCCTCAGCGACGTCGGCGTGTGTTCGTTGTCGGACATCTTGGAGACTGGCGACGTGCCGCAGCGGTACTTTTTGAGCGCGAAAGCCTGCTCGGGCATTCTGCGCCGCGCCGCGAAGCGGGGAAAGGAATTGCCAGCGCCGTTGCTCGAAGCGTTGCGCTCCGTGGTCGAGAGGGCGGCGGAATCGCAGAACTTGGAGATGAAGTCGGCCTGACTCTGCGGGCCTCTGGTGGCGGCGGTGACAAGGCGCATGTGTTGGTGCCGGATGTTGCCCGCGCACTCACCACCAGCAATCAGCGCATTGATGCGGAGACGGAAACCCTGCTCGTGGCTCATCCGTTGCGAGCCCAGGCAAATCCATCGCATCGCGCTGATAGCGATACCTACGTTCCCGTTTCATACGCCATTCAGGCCGGTGCTGTTCGAGAGAACCCTGCGAGCGGCCCGGATGGCGTCGGCGTGCAAGCCGATATTGCGTACACATTGGAGGCGCGAGCAGAAGTTCAGGCGGTCGCCGATACCTTGACTAGCCATTGGCACCACAGCAACGGCGCGACAGCAGGCAACAATGGCGGCGTCATAAATGCGGTCACATATCCTGCCGCCGTTCGCCGACTCACTCCTCGAGAATGCGAACGCCTCCAGGGATTCCCGGACTCTTATACCGACGTCGATTTTCGCGGGAAGCGCGCGGCCGACGGAAACCGATACAAGGCGCTCGGCAACAGCATGGCCGTCAATGTCATGCGCCACATCGGCGAACGCATTGCGATTGTCGACGCCATAAGCGCGCAACGGATCGCAGCATGACCGGCAAGCTCAACCCGAACAGCAAGCGCCACGACACGCGCCGCAAGATTTTTGCGCTGCTCGAGCAAGACGCGCTGACCGCCAAAGAACTCGAAGCGATCGTCGGCATCAACGAGACCGGCATCCGCCGCTATCTGCGCGCCATGCACACGGCTGAGCCGAAGCTGGTCTACATCTGCGACTGGAAGCGCGCTATCGGCACGAGCGGGCTGTGGGGCGCCGTCTATCGCGCTGGCGACAAGCGGGACAAGCGCGAGCCAGATCGCACCGAGGCGCGCAAGGAGGCGTCGGCACGCCACTACCGCAAATACAGCGGCGTCTACAAGGCGCGACGCACGGCGTCTAACGGCTGCGCGCATCCGTTCGCCGGGCTGCTGGAGGCTGCACGATGAAGCGATCGCCGATGAAACGGACGGCGTTCGCTCGCAAGGCTGACGCCGGTTTCAGCAGCTTCCGAAGCGCCGGCAAGGAACTGCAGCGCACGCCGATGAAGAAGCGCGCACGCAAGAAGCCGACTGTCGCTGACGGATCGAAGTATTTGGCCGCCTGCCAAGGTGAGGAGTGCTATCTGCGCGTCTCAGGCGTCTGCCAGGCGTTCGGATGGGGCAACGAGAACGTCGTGCCGTGTCACTCGAACCAGTCGAAGCACGGCAAGGGCGGCGCACTGAAGGCGCAGCACATCTTCACCGTGCCCGGCTGCTTCGCGTGCCATGCCTGGATCGATCAGGGTTCCGCACCGCGCGAGGACAAGTTCTCGACGTGGGATGCGGCCTACGAGCGATGGGCGCCAGTGCGGGCCCGGAAGATGGGAATCGAACAACAACAGGAAGCCGCATGAAAAACATGGCATTCAGCAAGGGGCGCCAGCCCGAAACCGTCGCGCCGCAGGATCTGATCAGCGCCATGGTTGAAAACTACGAGTACACGCTCGACGAAATCCTCGACCTTATAGTCGGATCGCCCCGCGCGGCCGTGCGCGACACGCTGCATGCGCTCGTCGAGAAGGGCGTCGTGTGGCGAAACGCTACCAGTCATTCGCGCGTGAAATACGCCCTGCTCGAAGGCGATGCCTTACGCGAGGCAGTCGAGCGCAAGACCACGCGCGCCGAGACGCCCGCATGGATGCGCAGATCGCTCACCGGATACGACGCGTCGGCGCGCACCTTCCGTGAACTTTGCATGACTGTGCGGAAATAGCCATTTTTTTCCTTGCATAACCGATACTGTGTTGGTATCGTAGAGCCCATAACAGCATCACAACAAAAAGAAGGGAAGGAAACCGAAATGCAAACGAAGCCGATTCACCTCTTATTATGCCCGCCCGCTGACGTAGGCGATGCGGCGTTTCACCGGCA